TGACAGGATTAAAGAAATGTTTAGAGGTGGTTTAATTAACTATGAAAACACATCAGAAGCAAAAATAAATCAATTTAATAGAATCACAGAATTAGCCGACGCTTGTAGAGGTAAACTTGCAGCCGGAGGTAGAGTAAAACTTGCTAAAGGTAGTAATGTTTGTGGTGCCATGATTGATGCTGCTAAAAATTTAGATGACACAGATTTTATAAATGTATCTTCAAAAACAAATTTTGCATCAAAATTTTTACAAAGTCCAATATTAAAAGGTGCTGGTAAGTTTGGTGCACTAGCTGCAGTCGGTGCAGCAACAGCAGGTGCTGTTAAAAAATTTATGAATGATGATCCAACAACTTATTTATCAAACGAAGAGCAGCAAAAAAATATGTTGATCGACATGGTGACAGGATCGTTAGACGATACACCACAAGAAAGACCAGCAATATTAGATTATCAATTACCAGTTCTTGGAGCTGGTGCTGTAGCAGGAACTGCAGCAGTTGCACCTTCTACAATTGAAGCTGCAAGAAAAGGAGCATTGGGTGCAACTAAATCTGGAATTACTAAGACAGCATTAAAAACTTTAGGACGAGGTTTAACTGCTTTAGGTACACCAGCTGCATTACTTGCAACTGAGCCATTGTATATTGCAAGTCAAGTACAACAAGGTGATTCATTAGCTGAGATTGCAACTAATCCAATGAATTATTTAGGGGCTGCTTTTGCAGGTCCTGCAACAGAATTTGCTACCAAAGGATTAAGTCCTACGATTGCAAAAACTATGAGACTTGGAATTAGTCCAAGTGTATTAAAAACTGTGTCTCGAAGATTTGGTTTACCGGGTCTTGCGTTATCACTAGGTATTAGTGGCTATGAATTGTTTGATGATTACAGAAACAAAAAAGGTATGTTTGCGCCCTCAATAGAAAGAGGTATGTTTGATGAAGAATAAAACTCTTGTTGCAAATATGCAACACGTCAAGTGGAATCAAATTCCACCACTTAAAGGACCTGACTCACAGGGGTTGAATGTTCCCACAAAACAGGTTACAACAATAAAGAACTCGGAGAATATAAATGGCAGATATAGACAAAGCCCTACCAAACGTAGAGACTGAAATTAAAGTACCTGGACAAGAAGAAATTGTTGAAGCTCAACAAGAAAATATTAAAGAGCAAGTTGGACCAGATGATATTCAAATAACTCAAGAAGAGGATGGTAGTGCAACAATTAATTTTGACCCAGAAGCAGTTAATGCAGGCGGTGGTGAATCTCATTTTGATAACTTAGCAGAACTATTACCTGAAGAAGTTTTAGGTAAGTTAGGTTCTGAACTTGCAGCAAATTACAATCAATACAAATCTTCTAGAAAAGATTGGGAAGATAGTTATACAAAAGGTTTAGATTTATTAGGATTTAAATATGAAAATCCAACTCAACCTTTTCAAGGAGCGTCAGGTGCAACACACCCAGTTCTTGCAGAAGCTGTAACACAGTTTCAAGCACAAGCTTACAAAGAATTATTACCGGCTAATGGTCCAGTACATACTAGAATAGTTGGACTAGCAGACAGAGCTAGAGAAGAACAATCAAACAGAGTTAAAGAATTCATGAACTATCAGATCATGGATGTGATGAAGGAGTATGAACCCGAGTTCGATCAAATGCTTTTTTATCTCCCTCTCGCCGGCTCTGCGTTCAAGAAAGTTTATTATGATGAACTACTTGGCAGAGCCGTGTCTAAATTTGTACCGGCTGACGATTTAGTAGTACCTTACACTGCAACTTCTTTAGAAGATGCAGAGTCTGTTATTCACATGATTAAAATGTCTGAAAACGAAGTTAGAAAAAAACAAGTATCAGGTTTTTACAAAGACATAGAACTAACACCAGGGTACAATGAAGAAACAGAAGTAGAAAAAAAAGAAAGAGAATTAGAAGGTGTAAAGAAAACTAGAGATGAAGATGTCTTTACAATTTTAGAAATTCATACCGACTTAGATTTAGAAGGTTTTGAAGATAAAGACTCAGCAGGAGAACCAACAGGAATTAAACTTCCATACATTGTAACTCTTGAAATGGGTAGCAGAGAAATATTATCAATTAGAAGAAACTTCCAAGCTGAAGATCCGACAAAATCTAAAATAGATTATTTTGTTCATTTTAAATTTTTACCGGGTATGGGCTTTTATGGTTTTGGATTAATACATATGATCGGTGGTTTGTCTAGAACGGCAACTACTGCTTTACGTCAATTGTTAGACGCAGGAACTTTAAGTAATTTACCAGCAGGTTTTAAACAAAGGGGGATTAGAGTAAGAGACGAAGCACAAGCAATTCAACCTGGAGAATTCAGAGATGTAGATGCACCTGGAGGAAGTATCAAAGATGCATTTATGCCATTACCATTTAAAGAACCATCACCAACTTTATTACAGTTGATGGGTATTGTGGTATCAGCAGGGCAACGATTTGCCGCCATCGCTGACATGCAGGTCGGGGACGGCAACCAACAAGCAGCTGTTGGAACGACTATTGCCCTTTTAGAGCGAGGCTCCAGGGTCATGTCAGCCATACACAAAAGATTGTATGTGGCGATGAAGAGCGAATTTAAATTATTAGCTGGAGTTTTTAAAACCTATCTACCTGAAGAGTATCCATATGATGTAGTAGGTGGTCAAAGAAATATTAAAGTTGCAGATTTTGATGACAAAGTAGATATTATACCTGTTGCAGACCCAAATATTTTTTCTCAATCACAAAGAATTAGTTTAGCACAAACAGAATTACAACTTGCGATGTCAAATCCGCAAATGCACAACTTGTATGAAGCATTTCATTCAATGTACACAGCGATCGGTGTAAAAAATATTGATAAAATTTTACCACCACCGCAACAACCTGCACCAATGGACCCTGCAACCGAAAATATTCTTGCAATGAGCAATAAACCGTTCCAAGCTTTCAAAGGACAGGACCATCAAGCACATATTACGACTCATTTAAACTTTATGGCGACAAATATTGCTAGAAATAGTCCAGTTGTGATGGGTGCACTCGAAAAAAACATTTTTGAACACATTTCTTTGATGGCACAAGAGCAATTAGAGGTAGAATTTAGAGAAGAAATACAACAATTGATGCAAATGCAACAAATGGCGCAACAAAACCCAATGTTGCAACAAGATCCGCAGTATCAACAACAAATTATGTCTCTTTCTATGAGTTTAGAGTCTAGAAAAGCTAAATTAATTGCAGAAATGACTGAAGAATTTAAAAATGAAGAGAATAAAATCATGGGTGGCTTTAATGGTGACCCTATTGCAGCATTAAAAGCAAGAGAATTAGACTTAAGAGCTATGGATGACGCTGCAAAACGTGATCAAGCTCAAGAAAAGATCAATTTAGACAGATCTAAACAATTAATGGGTCAACAACAGTTTGATGAGAAACTGCAACAAAACGAAGAATTAGCTGAATTAAGAGCTGATACGTCTTTAACAAAACAAATGATGTCACAAGAAGCTAAAATGGCTAATGATATGATGAAACAACAAGACGTAAGGATCTTGAAAGGTCCTAAAAGATAGTATAAGAAACAGATAAGGAGAAAAACTATGGGAAAAGGAAAAACTTTTTTTACTAAAAACAATCCACATTACGTGGGTGAAGTTGTATCTGACACACCAAAAGCAGATGCTAATAACACTCTTAAAGTAAATGCGGATGGTTTTGCAGAATCAGTAGAAGTTATAGTACCTAAAGGTGAGCCAATTGTGAATAAAGTTGGTGGCCAAAAAAGAATGCTAGCTTCTAAAAGATCTACAGTTAAGTGGTACTAGGTTATGTGGTTTAGTGCACTAAAGCTGGGTTTGAACGCGGCAACGCACATCTATAAGAAAAAACAAGAGACAAAGATGGCGATGGCTG